ACTTTATGCGGCAATGCTCATGCCCATGTATCAAAATATGGAGGTAAATTTTTAACATGAAAAAAATGATGACATTCTTGAAAAAAGCTAAGGTTAAAGCTTTTACACTTGTGGAAATGAAGGTTACTAAAATTATTTATATTTTCCAATTGATAACAATGTCCTCAGCTGTCACCTTAACCTTGTTTATAAGCCCTCTAACAAGTACCTTTTGACTTTCGTAGTCCATTGAAAAGACTTTCTCAGCGTTTAGCAGTTTCCTCATATCAGCCTTTCTTTTGTTCTTCCTGAGTGCTGGGTCGTTTTCTAGTTCAGTTTCAAGAGTCCCCCTCATGCTTATAAATTCGGCTGACTTGCTCTGTAATTCTTCAAGGGTAATGTGGTCATCTATGTATAGATCGTTAAGTCTGCTCAGTTTCTTTGATAGCTCCTCTATTTGTTTCTTATAGCTCTCACGGTCTATGATATCAGTATTGTCTCCTGAAAATATTTTGTCCAGGAAATCAGCGTCATCTTGTAGTTTGCTTATTTCTTCTAGCACATAGGCCTCTAGCTTGTCTTTGTAGTAAAATCCTGAGTCACACTTTTTATTGTCGTTGTAGGTAGTAACGCCTCTCAGCGTTCGTGGGTGTCTTTGATGGCATTCATATTTTTTTAACCTGCTTCCATCTTTCCTCTTTACGCCTAACATAATTTTTAAAGGAGCGCCACAATATCCACATTGGACGATACCGGATAGAATGTACTTAGCTTGGAATGGTCTAGGATTGACATTCTCTGCTGCTGTCCTTTGTCTGATTTTTAGCTCAGATTGAGTCTTATCGTATTCCTCTTTTGAAATAATCGGCTCATGATTACCTGGATAAATTTCTCCCTTATACTGATTGAAACCACAATAGACAGGGTTATCTAGTATGGTCCTGACAGCCCGATAACTCCAAGGAACATGCTTTGGGTATTTCTCATTCAGATCATCTCTCAGTTTAGTAATGGATCTCCCTCTTAGATAATTTTCAAAGATAAATTTAACAGCCAGAGCCTGAGCTGGATTGATAGTAATGGTTCCAGTCTCTCTGTGGTAGTCGTATCCATAGGATGTTTTAGCCCACATCATGGATTTCCCAGCCTTGGCCCGTCCTATTTTACCAAGTTGCATACGTTCCTTGATTTGCTCCCTTTCTAGCTGAGCAAAGACACTCAAGAGCCCAATCATAGCCTTACCAAAGGGAGTAGAGGTGTCAAAATTCTCCTGTAGGCTCAAAAAGGCTATATTATTCTTTATGAAAATATCTTCAATCAAGTAAAGCGTGTCTTTTTGACTACGGCTAAGACGGTCCAGCTTATAGACTAGAACTGTGTCAAATTTTCTTTTTTTAGCGTCTTTGATAAGTCCCTCAAGTGCTGGTCTGTCAGTATTGGATCCTGAGAAACCACCATCAGTATATATCTTGTAGACGCTCCAGTCCTTAATATCGCAGTAGCTAGAGAGCTTAGCTTTTTGCTCCTCGATTGAGTAGCCCTCTTCTGCCTGAGATGTGGTAGACACCCTGACGTATATAGCTACTTTATTTGTTGTTATCATAGTAGTACCTCTTTCAAAATTTCCTAAAAAATGATAAAATGGGTACAAGAAAACATCTCAAAAGGTAATATCTTTTGAAAAGTTTTTCTTGTAATTGCTAGCCTCACGCTCAGACTCGCCAAAGTTTGAGAGCGTGGGGCTTTTTTGTTTTATGAGAATTTCTTGATTACTTCTAAAATCTCGTTGGCATAATTTGCAACTTCAAGAGGAGTAGATACCGGGAAGATACCTTTATCACGAATTTCTATAGTGCTTTTCTTTGAATTAGAACGATAACGTAATACCCACTTTTTGATATTATCGTCAACTAAAACATTGAAATAGCTTCGGTTATCTCTGTAAAATACACGCTCTGGGGATACTACATCCTTAGCAAGCATTTTAACAACAGTATAGACTTCTAACTCGGCAGGAGTTGTGATAATTTCATCAGCTGCTTCAACAATCTCTTCAGGTTCAGATTCAACTTTTGGAATATCGGTTGTTACTTTTGTTTCAACGCTAGTATTAAGTGCTGCACTTAATTTTTCATTAACTCTTTCTGTGATGAATTGATTAAATCCTTTCACGATGATAGGAGAAAATGTCGTTAGGATATTTTGAGTTACACGACCTTCATAGATTTCTGATGTTAGGTATCTGAGGAAGCTATCTGAAGGAGTAGTGATATTTTCAGTAAGAAACGCTTTAAGATTGTTGAGGTATTTCAATTCAGAAGCTGATGAGACAATATTATCAATATCAAAATTCTCTTTGTGGAATTTGATGATCTCAGTAAATTGGTTTTCTTTGATATCAGTCACATCGATTGTTAAGAATGGAGTTGTGTCCATTTTATTTGGTTCGTCTAAATCAGTAAAGAATTTATATTCTCTACCATTTGTCAAGATACCGAATTTTGATTTAGTAGTTACGAAATATCTGAATAGTTGAGAGTCGTGCTTAGTAAGGTTTTCTGTGATTGATTTACATTCAATTAGGATTTGTGGTTCGCCATCCAAAATAATCGCATAGTCGACTTTTTCGCCTTTTTTAATGCCCACATCAGCAGTAAACTCTGGGACAAATTCAAGAGGGTTGAAGATGTCATACCCAAGCGCTTGGAAGAAAGGCATAATGAAGGCATTTTTGGTTTGCTCTTCATTCGTAATGCTTTGGCTGAGTTCTGCTACACGTTTTCCGACTTGTTTTAAATCGGCTTTTACTTTATCAATTTCCATATTGATACTCCTTTTTATTTTACTAATGCTAAATATTCTTCCTTGACCATGATTTCATTTGTCATGGTTTTTAGGTTGTATTTCTCCATGAAATGAAGGTAGTTGAAATTAGTGAAGTCATCCATTGTTTCAAGTTCTTCTTTTAGCAGGTAGTGTATCATGTTTCTATCTGCTTGGAGTTCGTATTCTTCTCGTCTTCGTTTGTACTGTTCTGGGTCGTGCTCTTTGTGTCCTATCTCGTGATAGATAACTTTCTTTTTCTCAATATCATCTAGGTAAGTGTCTACTGCTATGAGATTGTGGGGTTGGTTGTAAAGTCCTTTATTGTGGGAACCTCTACCATCAAAATAAACTAGATCGATACCTTGTTCAGAACAGACTTGTTCGGGTGTTGTCATAGGCAAGTATTACTTTCTATTTCTCATACGAGCTTCTAGTAGCGAGGAGATAAGATCAAAATCTTCGTCGTTAAGTTCGTGCCCATCGTAAAAGAAACTTTCTGCTGCGTCTTTTTTGAGGTCTATTTCTGCCTTTGTGACGCTATTCCCAGCAATAGCAGGGTTATCTGTTCGTCCGAGCAGGTAGTCAGTGGAGACATTGAAGTAATCGGCTATTTCTGAAATTCGTTCAGTAGATGGTTTTGAATTTTTTAAATTATAAATGGTATTTCTACTGTAACCAAGCTTTTCTTCCAATGAATTTATTGAAAGTCCTTGCTTTTTGGCAAGTTCTTTAATTCTGTCAAATGTCTGAAACATTGATTTTTCAACCTTTCTGAGAACATGACAAAAAATATTTAATATTTCTCATTAAAACACTTGACAAAGTTAATGTGAAGTATTAAAATAGTTTTTGTAAGTTAATGAGTTAGTAAAAAACGAAGTTAAAACTTATCTAAAAATAAATAGCTTTGGCGAGCAAGAAAATTGATAGATATAAGGTTTTATCAAGGTTTTTAATTATGCTTTCATTTTAATACTATACATTAATTTTGTCAAGCATTTTATAAAATAATTTACTAACTCTTTAACTTAACTAATTAAAAAGGAGGAGGAACATGAGCCAACAACATCGTAAGTGGATTGAGCTTGTAAAAGAGCGAATTGAGAAACGTGGATGGTCACAGACGGACTTGGCCATTGTTGTAGGTGTTAGTCCATCAGCTATCACACAACTTTTCAAAGATGGCAAAGGAAGTGATGACTTGAAGCTTCGCATTAATAAAAAATTGCGAATCAGCGAGTCGTGGGAAAGATTTGAGGAGGACAAAGCATGAAAGAAACAATAAACGAATTTCTAAAATTCAGAAGCCAATTTACAAAACGAGAATGGATTGAAATTAACCAAGTCATTGAAGCTCGTTTAAATGAAAAAGCCGACCAGTTGAAACTGGACGGCTCAGATGTAGAAATCATTTCTAAAAGACTAGAAAAAGCTATCTAGAAACGACTTGAATGAGCAGTTGATAAGGAAATTAGAAATAGAAAGGAGAGCGTATGACGGACTTTAAAAATTTAGATTGCCAATTCATCTTTCAGGAATCCAACTGATGACTACACAGCTGTTAGTAATAGCTTTATCAACGATCCTGCGTTAGATTTTACAGCTGTTGGCATCATGATGGTGGTGCTGGCTAATCACCCAAACTGGCAAGTTTATCCAGAAGAAATAGCTAAGCGGAAAGGTGTTAGTCGAGACACAGTTGATAGCTACTTCAAAATATTAGAAAAAAATGGCTACCTACGAATTGTTAAAAAAGGCATGGGACGTGGCAAAGGAGTTCGTGTTTTCAGATTTTTCTCAGATGTAAAAATATCTGATTTCCAATTCGATATTATGAAACAGAGATTAAATGAAAGTATATCTAAGTTATCCACAGGTTAGATTTTACATTTCCGATTTTTACAAATCTGTATTTTACAAATCTGTATTTTACAAATCAGAAAATTTAGGCACTAATAAATATTAACTAACAACAAGTATTAAATAACAATAAATATTAAAAGACAACAAGTCCTACTTCTCTTAATAAATAAAAGAGAGAAATTTCAAATTTATAATTTAGGACTTTGGTTTGAAAGGAGTAGGAAAATGAGACCAAGAAGATATCCGTATAGCAGGATAAAACGAAAATTAACGATGAGCGCAGAAAATATAAGCGCTAAGAATTTATCGGTTGGTTCTGTCGATGAGAAACAACTTCAGAGGGTTATCGAGAAGTTAAAGAAACAAATGGAAGCTTAATAAAGTATGGGAAAATACAATTTACCTAAAATCGAAATTGAATGCGAAGAGTTTACTGAAGATACAAATAGCTTTTTTGTATTCCTAAAACATGAGTATCACTTTGCTAATGGTTATGGTGCCAGTGTAGTTCACAATATGCTTTCTTACGGGCTTGAATTAGCAGTCGTCAAACACAACAAGGAAACTGATTTGTGGGATTTAGATTACAAATCAGGAATAACCGACAACGTTATTGGTTACATCAATGGCAAAGAAGAATTGGAAAAAATTCTTATTAGAATTTCAAATTTATAAACAAAAAGCACCTGACGGCAATCAGGCGCTCAACAAAATTATTCAAGGAAATTATAACATGAAAAATAAAAAAGAGCAATGGAAACCAAGAATTATAAACATTATGGCAGATGGTTCTCAAGTTGATGATCTGACAGACTATGTCATACCTGCTGGTCATTCGTACTATGACATTATTCTAGGCATGAACAAGCAATCTAACGAGGAGGGTGTAGCTTAATGAAGTTACTTACTAAGTTAAAACTCAGACTCGAAGGTGTTATTAAATCAGTCAACCTTGACTGGAGAGCAGTAGCGGTAGAGCTTAACGAGGACCTTCTCGAAGAGCGCATACGTCGCTTTATGTGTGAGCAAGAAGTTTATAACCTGAAACAACAATTGGCAATCTACAAAGAAAAAGAACAAATCGAAAAAGGAGAACAATATGTTTAAAGCAATTCGTACAATCAAGAAAATAAAACAACTTCAGAAAGCAATGCACGACGCAAGCGTAGCATTTCTACTTATGCAAGACCTCGGTTTGGTTCCTGATAGCGAAAAAGGCAGGGCCAAAGCTAAATCGTTTCATGATATGAGTCACATGCTCAAGGATATCCTAGACGGCAAGTCAGTAGACGAAGCTATGACAAGACTAGAAATCACAGTTGAAACCAACGAAGATAAAGAAGTGGAGCAGGAAGATGACACGATAGCAGAATAATAAATACTAATAAACAATAAACTCATCCTTATAAAAAATAAGGGAATTACAGAGTTTTTAAAGGAGGAGGAAAATGGCGAGTTTAACTTTCCCAGAGTTGCAACAAAAAATGCAATTAGAAAAAAAGAAATCAAAAGATGTAAAGTACGCATTTAGAAATGCCGAGGACATCTATACCACTTTTAAAGAGCTAAAAAGCGATTGGTCTGTAATCGTAACTGATGAACTCGTTGAACTTATTGGAAAAATCTTTGTAAAAGCAACAGCCGTAGCTTTTAATGACGAGAGAGACGAGAGGTACCAATCAACAGCGTACGCTGAAATGAGTCCAGTTCCAGTATTTAATACCCAAAAAGGACAGATTAAACAAATGCAAGATCCGCAATGGACAGGCGCAGTCAGCTCATACGCTCGAAAATATGCCTTACAGGGGTTGTTTGCGATTGGTGAAAAAGATATTGATGAGTATCCAGTAGAAGAAAGCCAAGAACAAGGGCAGAATAATCAGCAACAGAAACCAAACAATCAGCAAGCCCAAGAACAACAAGTGAGGTACATTGATAACATTCAGTATCAAGAAATCATCAAGAACGTTGAAGAAATTGCGACGATTAAGGGAACGCCATTTGATACAGTTACAAATTTTGTATTGAGCAAGTATCAAATAGACGATTTCCACAAAGTACCAGTTGATGGCTATAACATAGTGATGGACTATCTCACTAAACAAATTCAAAAAGCATACGAAAAACAAGGAGTATAAGACGTGGCAAAAGATGTAACTAATAGCTTGACAGAAATTAAGGTAGATTTCCAACCTGCAGTAATCAATGTTGATTATGATAGCGTTGAGAAACAACTTGCAGCAATCGTTGCACAGTACACAGATTATGAGGTGACAGCATCCACTTATAAGATTGATTATGATGAGCGTACACGCCTTAATAAATTAAAAGAGGCGTTGGAAACTCGGCGTAAGGAAATCAAAAATAACATCAATAATCCATACAAGGAATTTGAGAAGTGGTACAAGAAAACAGTTGAGCCATTGGATAATATTATCTCAAACATCACAGCAGGACTTAATGCGATTGATGAACATGAACGATTGATGCGCGTGGATGTCGTGCGTGCCACATTTGAGGATAAGTGTATGGTCGCAGGGATTGAAAAAACCACATTTGCTGACAAATACGACGAGTACAGCCTTAAGAAACATTTTAAAACAGGCAAGTATGAGCTGAAAAAGACAACACTTGATGAAATGGATGCCTTGGTGCTTTCAGAATTTGATGTCCTGGAAGAATATAAGGCCAACAAGCAAGCTATCCAAGAGCAAGCTCAAGAGTACGATTTGCCAGCTGACAGCTATATCAGACATCTTGAAGATGGTAAGAGTCTTGTTGATATTCTCAAGATGATGAAATCAGATCGTGATGCTGAGATCGCACGCAAAGAGCAGAAAGAGGCTCAAGAAAAAGCAGAAGCTGAACGACTTGCAGAGATTGAACAATTGGCCAAAGAAAATGCAATTGCGCATATCAAGGCTTACGATGCTGAAACAGGCGAGATTTTGGAGCAGGGTACAATTACACCAGAACCTCAAAACAATGCGCGAGAGGTGGCAAAATTTGAACCTAGCGAGCCTTTAACAATTGACTTGCGTTTGACATTGCATGGTGGAAAATCTCAGTTTGATCAGTTGAAAGAATGGCTTGAGGATAACTTTATCAGCTTTGAAACTTTGGAGGGTTAGGTGGGATTTAGAAAGTATCAACTTATTTTAGAGTTTGAGGAGGCTAACAGGCCTCTCACACAAATTGAAAAGAAAAGCCTTGCCACTTACTCTATCGAGTATTTAAAAGTGGTGCTAGATAGCTTAGAACGTGAATATTGCAACAGGAGGTATGCACAATGAAGTTTAATGAACTGATTGAAAATGTAAAAGGTTGGTCAACAGAAAGGAGTCAGAACTATGAGATGTTTTTATGTCAGTGGTAAAATTGCAGATCTTGATTTGGGGTCAGAAATCAATGCAGAAAATTCATTTATGGCCGCTATTGAGTTTGTGAAACGATACACCGACTTATTAAAGTTTGGTTCAAATGAAATCAAGGTATCAGAAGTAGAGGAGGTTTCAGCATGACAGTTTTAGCATGGCTAATCTATAATCTATCGGTACTTGCTACCTCCTTATACCTTACTATTCATTTTAATTCTGGATGGTGGATGCTTCTTGTTTTGATTGCATCAGCCGACTTAAAAACTAAGAGAGGTAAAATCAATGATAAATAACGTTGTTTTAGTAGGGCGACTTACAAGAGATGCCGAACTGAGATACACGCAATCTAATATTGCGGTTGCTACATTTACTCTTGCTGTAAATCGTCCGTTTAAGAACGAGGCTGGAGAGCGTGATGCTGATTTTATCAATTGCGTGATCTGGAGACAGCCAGCTGAAAATCTTGCTAATTGGGCTAAAAAAGGCTCATTGATTGGTATCACAGGAGTAATTCAAACACGTAGCTATGATAATCAACAAGGCCAACGTGTTTATGTCACAGAGGTTGTTGCTAGTAATTTTCAACTGTTGGAAAGCCGTAACAGTCAGCAAAACAATCAAGGCCATCAAGATCATCGTGGCGGTTATCAGCAACAGGGTTATAGCAACCAGGGCAGTTCTTTCCAAAACGGAAATAACACAGGGAACAATTTCCAAAATGGAAATAGTTACGGGCAACAAGGTAGTTTCTTTGAGGGGAACACAACAAATCCATTGGATATCAGTGATGATGATTTGCCATTTTAATGTTTGATAGATTGGAAAAATATGACTGAATTAGTAAAAGTAGACGTGCAGTGTCCTTTTTTGTGGGGAATGTTATCACAGAATGGTTAAGATTAAACCTTCATCAATTCGTTGTAGAGCGTGCAGTAAGTTTCTGCATTTGAAATGGACAGGTAACACACCAACAAGCACGAATAAAGCAGGTTTCGGGCGGTTAGCGTATGATCCGTATAACAACAATGAGGAGATTATGGAACTGAATGAGGTGTTCACAAAGACATGAAAGAACGATTGATTTTGAAATTTGAGTTGAACAGGAAACAGATGATCAACGCAAACGACAGACCTCACTTTCATCAAAAGGCTAAAATCACTAAGTTCTTACGGAAGTTAGCTGAATATGAGGGCAAGAATGTACTGAGAGATTACTTTGGGTTGCCTTATAGCAAGGATAAACCTTGCAAGGTTAAGGTTCGGATATATCCTCCGACAAATCGGAAATATGACCCGCCGAACTGGTCGCCTACAAGTAAGGCTTTGTTTGATGGCTTGACGGACGCTAAGATTTGGACAGATGATAACTACAACGTGATAGTATCGACCGAGTTCATGCACGGTGGCAAGTCTGGAAATAAGAATTATAGGATTGAGCTGGAGATTTACGAGTATCACGAGATATTGCAGAGGATAGTGGATGGGATTTGACAAAAAGGAATTGATAAAAGGTTATCAACGCACGATAGAGCAAAACGAAGAGAAGATAGTCGAGTATTCGAAGCCGTGCGATTCACGCAAGAGACGGATTAGAGCGCTGGAGCGTGATTTGTTGAAGAAAAAGAATAAAGAATTAAGACGGAAGGTGGAGTGATGATAATATCATCTGAAGAATGGTTAAAATTTATAAAAGATGGACAAAAATATGCCTTGGAGAAAATTGAAGAAATTTTTCCAAATGAAGACGAGGAGGTTTAGTGATGGAATTTTTACTAACAAGCACAAGCGGGTGGGTTGAAAATCAAATCCCTAACACCGTGATTAAAAAATACACAAAAATAGAAGTTAGAGGCTGTTCGACATTTGAAGAATTTGATGAGCGATTTTCTAGGATAGAAGGCAGTTGGCTTTCTGAAGGAGTTAATCATAAAACGTCTAAAGGTCGAATACAAAGAGAATTCCCGAACGGTGCAGAGGGGCATTTTATCGAAATCAATTCGATAGAGGAGTTGCTAGAATTTCAGAAAAAAGTCGGACATGAGCTGATAATCACTTCTGCTATTGATAACGAATCAATTCCAGCTATTGAAATTTACAATAATTACAGGGAGTGAATATGAAACGATTTATCGCAATCTGGATTTTATTGTCTGCTGGACTAAACATCTGGCAGAGCATCCACATTAAAAAACTAGAAGAAAAGCGTCCGATGATTATCTACAAGGCTGACAACGCAGGCGCTGAGATATTCGGTAAGGTCGTCGAGAAAGGACGGCATGGGAAGCTATACACGCTTACCATTCGTGACTACGGAGTGTTCGTGGTTACGAAGGACGTGTATGACAAGGTGAAGATTGGAGATGAGGTGTTGTTGTGAAATTCTTGGATTTATTCGCAGGAATTGGCGGATTTCGTCTAGGTATGGAGTCTGCCGGCCATAAATGTATCGGATTTTGTGAAATTGACAAGTTTGCTAGAGAAAGCTATAAAGCGATACATAATACGAAGGGAGAAATTGAATTACATGACATCACAGCAGTATCAGATGAATCTATTCGAGGAATCGGAAGTGTGGACATTATCTGTGGAGGATTTCCGTGCCAGGCTTTCAGCATTGCGGGACACAGACGAGGTTTTGAAGATACACGAGGAACTTTGTTCTTTGAAATCTGTAGGTTCGCATCTATTCTCAGACCTAAATATTTATTCCTTGAGAACGTCAGAGGACTCCTCAACCATGACGGAGGGGCTACATTTGAAACCATCATCCGAACCTTGGACGAATTGGGGTATGATGTGGAATGGCAAGTGCTTAATAGCAAGAATTTTGGAGTCCCCCAAAATCGGGAGCGTGTGTTCATTATCGGACATCTTAGAGGAGAACGTACCAGAAACGTTTTTCCTATCAGCGGAGAAAGTGAACAATCTGATTATCAACCACCAAAAATAGAAATTATAGGCAATACTAAAAATCCGAATGGCACAAGTAAAGGAACTAAAAGCGTGGTCTATGGTTCAGGTGGTGTAGTGGGAACTTTAACCGCAACAGATTACAAAGAGCCTAAGCAGGTCGCTATAAAACAGTTTGGAATTCTGCAACCGAACTATAATCAAAGCGGTGTTGTGTATGATACTGATGGTATATCACCAACAATCCGAGCCTATCAAGGTGGAGGTCTTGAACCTAAAATCAGAGTCAAAGAAGCAACCTCTCAAGGATACGCTGAAGCACAAATTGGTGATAGTGTAAACTTGTCACACCCTAATTCAAAAACTCGTAGAGGAAGGGTTGGTAAACAGATAGCAAACACTCTCTTAACTGGGGAAAGTCAAGGTGTGATTGAGCCTGATTTTAGAATTAGGAAACTAACACCTCGTGAGTGCTGGAGGTTACAAGGTTTTCCTGATTGGGCATTTGATAAGGCGCAAGAAGTCAACTCAAACAGTCAACTATACAAGCAAGCAGGAAATAGCGTGACAGTCAATGTCATAGCAGCGATTGCAAAGGAGTTATCATGAACACAATAGACAAAGTAAAACAATGGTTTATTGACCGTGATCTTGAAAACGGTGGACGGCTAGACAAGCAGTCACTAAAACTTAGCGAAGAGTTTGGTGAGTTATGCGCAGGCTATCTCAAGAAGAATGAGCAACTAACTAAAGATAGCATTGGAGATTGTGCAGTCGTGATTGTCGGTCTGGCCTTGCTGATTAAAGAGGATGTGCAGGAGATTTTTGATGCTTCTAAAGTATCTTTTGAAATAGATGTGCTTAGTTACTTCAAATTTTTAAACTCAGACATCAGTAACTTTCAACTGAGTTGTAACTGGGAAAACAAACTGATATGCAAGGATTTTCTATCATCTTCTATCAATTGGTTAAAATTAATCAGTACATCGCTAGGTTATAGTTTCGAAGAATGCTTTAAATTAGCTTACCAAGAAATCAAAGACCGCAAGGGTCGTTGGATTGACGGTACGTTTGTCAAAGAGGAGGATTTGCCGAATGAAACCAAGATATAGAGCGTGGATGAAGTCGTTAAAATGGATGTGTGATGTTACTAATATTTCGTTCGATAGCAAGTTCGTGGATATCTGTCAGCAGGGAGATACTGAAAGATATACAGAAATGTCAGTAGAGTTTGATGAAATCACACTTATGCAATCAACAGGATTGTTTGACAGAAACGGTAAGGAAATCTTTGAGGGGGATATCCTTGATTACAGAGGCAGAAAAGCGCTTGTAAGATGGCATGGATCTTATGCAAGTTTTATTTACAGATTTGTAGATGAGTTACAAAATCGAAACACAGAATGGAAACCTCTTTATTTAGCTTACATGAAATGTGAAATCATCGGCAACATCTACGAGAACCAAGAGCTTTTGGAGGATAAGGAATGAGACCAAAAAGATACCCTTTCAGTGGTGCTAAAAAAGAGAGTGAAGCTAAGAAAATATCGTTAATGCTTAAAAAAGTCGATGAATCAGACTTGAAAGGAAGTGTTTGGGCTGAACCTCTACATCTATATGGAAAAACAAGAGTCCATGTAGAGATAGAGGGTTATGGAAAGAAAATCATAACCGAATTTAAAACAGATGATATGGATTTTTCCAGAAAAGCTTCATTCCTTAAGAGGGCATTATTCAAAAGAGCTGAACAGATGTCTCAGTTTGATTTTAGAGAAACAACAACTGAAGAATGGAAACGAATAATCTTAAAACTTATGTAGGAGATGGAACATGAGAATTAAAACATTAATGGGTACAATCATCAATGTTGATAAGATAAAGCGCAGTATCACAGTCGAGGGCGTTGAATTGGGTTCAGATTGTCGTGCGCTTACTTCTAAACACAAAGATGGTACAGGTACAATAACACTAGTTTTTGATGGGAAAATAATTTAAAAAAGGAGTAAAAATAATGTTTACAGAATACAATCACAAAACAGGAAAAACGACACTTACAAAACTTGCTAAAGGCGGTATCATTACAGTTACAGCAATTGCTTCACTTGGAATTTTTCGTCTCACGGCTGTGAAACGAATCCCAGCTAATACGGTTGGGGTTAAGGTTAGCGCGATTGGAGGTGTTCAAGAAAATACCCTGCAAACAGGATATCATCTAAAAATGCCATTTATCGACAAGGTTTACACTCTCTCCACTTCTGTTCAAACAAAAACAATGGAGAAAATCACGACTCAGACAAAAGATGGTCAATGGTTAAATACTAATATCGATGTAAAATATCGTGTAAACAAGGAAAAAGCCATGACGGTATTCTCTAACTACACTACTTTGAAAACAGTAAATGATAGTGTAGTATCTCCAGCAGTTCAACGTGCTATAGAATCGGTAACAGGTAATTATGATATCTATGATGTGCTGGGTGACAAGCGTACTGAAGTCTATGAGGCTATTGATAAAGCATTAAAAGAGAAATTTGAGTCTTATGATTTGGAGTTTGTATCCTTTACAATTACAGATCAAGACGCTGGAGATGAAATTGAAGCAGCAATCAAAAATGAATCTGTTAAACAAAAAGAGATAGATACAGCTAAGCAGGAACAAGAAAAAGCTAAAGTTGAAGCTGATACAAAGAAAGTTCAAGCTCAAGCAGAAGCAGACGCAGGTATCATCAAAGCAGAAGGTGAAGCCAAGGCTAACAAAGCTAAGTCAGATTCAATCACAGATAATCTTATCCGGATGAAAGAAGCAGAAGCCCGTGAAAAACATGGCTGGGTTACTGTTAACGGTGTAGGTAGTGTGATCACGAATAAAGAATAAAATAAAAAAGCCAGCACAGCTGACTCCTTTGTGATATTCCGATAAAAATATTATATCATAAAGGAGCGATGTTGTGAGGTTATTAAAAAGAGTTGACGTGCAATTTACCAAAAAAAATGTATATGACGTTCTAGAGAGTTATCGCTCGTATGTCCGAATGGCAGGCGCTGAGTATTTGCCTAAGATCACAACGACCTACTCATTTGAACCAAAGACATTTACTGGTAAGAACACAGCTACTGAGAATATGGTTATCGACCATGTGGATGCAGAGGCAGAGGTTTTGGAGATTGAGAGAGCAGTCAACTGCATTATGGATCCATATGTTCGGCAGGTTATCGCAAAGAAGTACATGGATATGGAAATCCAATTATCAGACAAGGCTATCTATATGGACTTAGGCTATTCTGAAAGTGAGTTCTACCGCATGCTTAGCAGAGGTGCTTTGGAATTTGCGGAAGCCTATCGAAAAGGTAAGCTGATTGTCTTTCGTAAATTTTTGGGAGATATTTGCAAGTAAATTGCTAGGAAATGGCTTATTTTACATGGTAAAATAGTATTGTCAAGTGATAGGTCAATTGACGTCTCCTTTATACTTTATTATATTTTTACGAGGCTTCGGTCTCGTTTTGGCGGTGACAGGCAAGTGGTTTCTCTCCTATGTTTCCCTTGGTTCGATTCCGGGCATCGCCGTTAAAGACTACAAAAAATAAAAAAAAGGAAAACTTTCAAAATGATTACTAATTAACACGCAAGGTAGTAGTCGCTTTGCATTTTTAGGGCTTAGCCTAGATAATCTGTGGTAACTCAGGAAAAGGATGTTTTTAAATCTATCAAACATCCTGCCAGTAATGGTCAATCTAAGCAATTTAATCTTAACTATTTCAGTTTTGGAATAGGTAGGCGAAGTTAAAGCAGAGAGATTCCAACGGCAAGGTGCTGAGGAAATGCAAACGTGGCAGTTTGGCTGTGAAACGAGTCTATAAGAGGAAAGAGGTATTTGGTTCGAGGTGCAACAAGAGCTTAGTACCATATCTTACAAAAATTGGGCGCCTCCCAAAAGTATGTAAGGTGAGTTGATTGTCCGCAAAACAATCGATAACAAGCAGGCGCTGTGCATTTTGTTCTTCAAAAGAGAATGAAACACATGGCGATGCGTGTCTGTGATAGATGAAAGATGATTTTTATATTTTAAAAGCTATTCAAGATAGAAAAACTCAAAAAAAGCAAAAGTCATCGCCCGTCACAAACGAAAGTGTACTTCGGCAATTAGATTGCCTACTCAAGTCTCGCAAGGATGAGAGTAAAGTCAAAGAGTAAAGCAGCTTAGACTTTTAGCGGGGTCTTCGTTAATTGAAAAATGGCTTAGTAGTTTGTGATGTAAGGAGTGATTGGTCTAACCAATCGTGCATGAGTGATACAAGTAGGAATATTTGTGGACAAGATAATAAACAATAAGTTATCAAAAGTCACTCGTTTAAAGCAGTAGTCTCATGCTGGTTAATGGATATATGGTAGACGGATTAAGTCCTGTTTAGGGAATTGAGACGTCACAGGTTCGAGTCCTGTCGTTCCAATTGCGATTTTAATTCGCAGTGAGAGGTCTTGAAAAGGTCGCACATTGTGTGGCTTTTTTTATTGTGAAAGGAGGTGATGGAAAATTGAATGAAAGACAAAGACGATTCGCAGATGAGTACATCATCTCAGGTAATGCTTATCAATCAGCTTTAAAAGCAGGATATAGTGAGAAATATGCTAAAGCAAGATCTTCTGAATTGTTGGATAATGTCGGAATTTCTGATTACATCAAAAATCGAATGGAGGAGTTGCAAGATGAAAAAATCTTAACTCAAAAACAAATTCTTGTGATGCTGTCAGAAATCGCGTCGGGACAAGCGAAAGAAACAACAGTAGTCACGACGAAAGTAGCTGAGTTGATGACTGATCCCGTGACTGGTAAGTCTGTAAAAGTCTACAATGAAATCCCTCAACTTGTCGAATACCCAACAAAGAACAGCGATAGGAATAAAGCTCTTGAATTGTTAGGTAAACGACATAAGATGTGGACAGACAAAGTAGAGGCAGACGTTTCTGGAACGGTGGTGTTTGCAAATGAGTCAGACATACCAGATTAAACAGAATGATATTGTTGTTGACCTACCTAAGACAGTAGGCGGGGGATATGGCCAGTTTTGGCGCTCAAGAAGTCTTTACCGTGTTGTAAAAGGTTCCCGTGGTTCGAAGAAGTCCAAGACAACTGCTTTAAATTACGTTGTACGTCTTTTGAAATATCCCTGGGCGAACTTGCTTGTCATTCGTAGATATTCGAATACGAACAAGCAATCTACCTATACGGATTTTAAATGGGCGTGTAATGTGTTGGGCGTGACTCATTTGTTTAAATTTAACGAGTCTTTGCCTGAGATAACTATAAAAGCGACTGGGCAAAAGATTCTGTTCCGTGGTTTGGATGATGAACTAAAAATCACATCTATTACAGTTGACGTTGGTATCCTTTGTTGGGCATGGTTTGAGGAAGCTTATCAAATTGAGACTGAAGACAAGTTCAGTACGGTTGTTGAGTCAATCCGTGGTAGTTTAGACGTACCTGACTTCTTTAAACAGATTACAGTCACATTTAACCCGTGGAATGAAAGGCACTGGCTCAAGCGTGTCTTCTTTGATGAAGATACGAGACGAGCTGATACATTCGCTATTACTACTACTTATAAATGCAATGAGTGGTTGGATGAAGTTGATATCAAGCGCTATGAGGATTTGTATCATACGAACCCTAGACGTGCGAGAATCGTTTGTGATGGTGAGTGGGGAGTTGCTGAAGGTTTAATCTACGAGAACGTAACTGTCAAGGATTTTGATAAAGATGAACTACTACAAGATCCAGCTTATAAGTTATGTATCGGTCTTGACTTTGGTTTTACTCATGACCCAACCGCTTTATGTTGTTCGCTCATAAACGATACAACGAAAGAGATTTATGTTTTTGATGAGGCGTATAAAGTCGGATTGATTACTAAAGAAGTTGCAAAGATGATAAAAGATAAAGGTTATCATCGCTCACGGATTATTGCCGATAGCGCTGAATTACGATTGATTGAGGAATTAAGGTCAGAACATGGGATAACCCGAATTAAAGAGAGTCGGAAAGGTAAGGATAGTATCATGGCAGGCGTGTCCAAATTACAAGGATACGCTATTTATGTACATCCGAATTGTGAACATATCATGGATGAATTTTATAGTTACTGCTACCAGCGAGATAAAGAAGGTAATTGGTTGAACAAGCCAGAAGATAAGAATAATCACTTAATGGACGCACTACGTTATAGCCTTCAATGTATTGAGGGTGGTAAAGCAATCGTCCGCAGGCGGTCAGATTTTGGTCTATAGAAAGGGGGAGACATGTACAAGTATTTTACCTATCCAAGAGCTAGATACGATGAAAGCTCTTTAAAGAAAGATTTGATATACAAGTTGATTACAGAGCATGATTCAGAAAGCACGCGCCTTAAAAAGCTGAAAAGCTACTACCTAGGCGAACATGCTATTTTGAAGCATGAAAGACGCAATCCGAATGCGCCAAACTACAAAACAATAGCAAATCATGCTAAAGATATTGCTGATACTGCTTCAGGTTATTTTATGGGTAATCCAATTAAGTATAACAACACGGGAGAAAGCGATATTGAGGAATTATTAAAAGCTTTTGACGGTGCAGAGATTGACCAAGTAGACGCCCAGAATGCTTTAAATATGGCTATCTACGGGCGTGCTTATGAATACATTTACGCTAAAGAGGGGTTGACTGAATTAGACTCAGTTAGCATTGACCCAGAAAATACATTCATAGTTTATGATGATAGTATTGAGCGGAAGCCTTTGTTTGCGGTCTACTACTACCAAATAAAGGATGATACAAAAAACTCTATTACGTTTCAAGCAGAGGTATTCACGCAAAATCTACACTACCATTTAATTCTACGCAGTACTTCTATAGGTACTACACAGAATGAGCAGGTAGAAGAGCACAACCTAGGGCAAATCCCTATTATTGAGTATCGCAACAATCACTTTGCCATTGGTGATTATGAGCAACAAATCAGCTTAATTGACGCTTACAACTCTTTAATGGGTAACCGTGTTAATGATAAGGAGCAGGCAGTAGAGTCTATCCTTGTTTTGTATGGTACACAGTTAGCAGACACGCCAGAAGATGCAAAAGCCGCGATGAAGATTTTATCAGAAGAAGGGCTTTTGGAGTTACAAGAGGAAGGCGCGCGTGCTGAGTTCTTGAAGAACACGTTAGATGAAAATGCTACGGAAATCTTGCGCACAGCTCTGAAAGAGGATATCTACACATTCAGCCATGTTCCGAATCTTACTGATGAGAATTTCGCAGGGAATACTTCTGGCGTAGCTATGGAATTTAAGCTGATGGGCCTTGAGATGATTACCAAGACCAAGGAAGCGAACTACAAGCGTGGATTAAGACAGCGGATTGCGATTTTTGCTCATTACTTGGGCATGAAGCAGATTGCTTTAGAGTCTCATTCAATCGTTCCGCAGTTTAGCCGTGGCTTGCCTAAGAACTTACTGGAAATCTCTCAGATTGTGAATAACTTGGAAGGCAAAGTGACCAATAGACAACTCATTTCTCTCTTGCCATTTGTGGAAGACCCTGATGCTGAATTGGAAGCCTTGGAAGAAGAGAAAGAAAAAAACATGGAAAGAATGCCAATGTTTAACCAAGACAACACGAAACCCGAAGACGAGGTAGCAGATGAAGAATCAGGAATATTGGGCGAAGAGGAAAGCCAATCTGATTTACCAGCAGATGGACAAGGCCGAAAAACAGGCAGACAAGTTCGATAAGGTCTATCAGGAAGCTAAAACTTACTTGGATAAGGAAATCAATAAGATTTTTGATAAGTTCCAACGTGATTATGGTTTAAGTCAGGTGGATGCTAGACAAGTCTTGAAGAACATGAAAGACAAGAAAGACTTGAATGAACTTCGTAAGGTGCTTGAAGCAAGACCTAATGACCCAAATATCCAAAGATTACTAGCTGATTTAGATAGTCCAGCTTATTCTTTTCGTATGAAGCGCCTAGAACGTTTGAGCGACGATTTAGACCGTATGCGTGAATCTATCTATCATTCAGAGAAGACAGGCTCAGATGCCTTTTATAGCGACCTGATGAAGGATAGCTACTACAAGGCTACCTTTGACCTGCAACAGCAGACAGGGCTGGCATATGGCTTTTCTGGGCTTCCTGAGAGCGAGATAAAACATCTACAGTCTTTTAGTTGGGTAGGTGACGGAAGCACGTACTCAACAGACATCTGGAAGAATACAGGGAAGCTTACATCTAGCATAAAAGATGAACTACTCATAAGCCTTATGACAGGCCGAGATACACGAGAAACTGCACAAGCAATTGCCGAGCGGTTCAATGTAGGTCAAAACGATGCAAGGCGTTTGGTTCGAACAGAATCAGCCTTTTTACATAATCAAATGGAACTGCTCAGCTATGAAGAAGCAGACATAGAAAAGTATATCTTTGTAGCCGTCTTAGACAAGCGTACATCACGTATTTGCCAGGAGCATGACAATCAGGTCTATGACAGGGATAAGGCTGTCCCTGGCGTCAATTGTCCGCCTATGCACCCATGGTGCAGGTCTACTACTGTCGGATACGATGAGGACGCAGACTACAGCAAGTTGAAGCGCAGAGCAAGGAATCCAGTGACAGGTAAGACTGAGCTAGTACCTGCTGATATGACGTATAAAGAGTGGTATAGCAAGTATGTGGATGGTGAGGACGTTGTTAAGGAATCTAAACCAGAAGTAGATGACAAGATTTTTGTAGCTGATAAACCAAATGAAATAGATGATTTCTTTAAGAAACAAAAATCTTATCAGAAGTGGTATAATGAGCTTACAGAGGAAGAAAAGAATGCTATTTACACTTACACTGGAAGTGATTACCACAATTTTAATAATATTAAACGCTTTGGAATTGATAAAGCGTTTAAACTTAGTGAAGAATTTTGGCTAGAAGAACACGGTGAGGCCGATTTAGATCTTGCTTTGAAACGAGTTAGGGAAGCAAAAACTAAAATTCCTTTCCTTGAAAAAGCTTTGTCAGATTTTGCTCCCGAGAAATCGTTTAAAGCGTATAGAGGTACTGGCTCTGTTTCGGCTTTAGGGGAAGATTTAGGATATATGAATTTAGAAGTTGGTCAAAAACTTACTTTGGACAAGTCATTTACTTCCTTTAGTTTAGACAAGAATTATGCTAGAGAGTTTGCAATAGATGGCGAAGGTGCAGATATTCTGTTTGAAGTCACTGTTAGAAAAGGACAAAAAACAGGCGCTTATATTGCTGAACTATCTGACTTTAACCCTGAAAAAGAATATCTGATGAAACCTAACTTGAAATACAATGTTGTTTCGAAAAAGGAGACAGAAGACGGCTTACTTGTTTATGGTTTGGAGGTGTTGGAAAATGGGTCTTGATAAAAATTTTGTACAAAAGATTTTTTCTAAGAGAGAAGATAGAGTAAATAGGTCTATTTTTGTAAAACCTGAAGAACTTATTGAAATATCTGATGAAGATTTGAGTTATTTTGGCGAAGGTATCTTTTATTGCCTTCCTCGTAACCAGTACGTAATGGATCATAAAGATGAAATTAGAAAAAAATATAACTTATCTAAAGAAATGCCAAAGATAAACGGCATTTATTTGCCGACGTTCTTAAAAATGAGAGCATGGACTAGAATTTGGAAAACTAAGCCAAGTTTAAAAGAAATAATCGAAATGACAAAAAAAGAAAGCATTTAGTAATTCTAAGTGCTTTTTTCGTGCCCAGAAAGGAAATTTTAATGAACAAGTATAAAAAATTGATAGAATTGATTGAAGATAACGGACTTGAGATACAATCGAAGGAATGTTACGACTCACGGAGTGCTTGGACTGGAAAACATTTGTGGATTGTTGATAAGAAAGAACGAAATAAAATTTTTGATTTATCGGGTAACGGCTATTGTTTTAACGACCAATCGGTCGATAAAGCTATTGAAAAAGTTGAAAAGTATTTGTATCTTAAAAACATGGATACTTTTGATGCTTTCAAAGAATGGGTGGACAAGAATGCTAAGCCTCGAAAATGATGCATAGAAAGGAGTAAAGACATGTTTATCTGGGATTGGGTATCAATCGCTTTCGGGTGGTTGGTATTCTTTTGGTTATTTTTGGTTATCGCAGGAACTATTCTTGCTATTTTAACAGGTTTCAGAAATAGAAAGTAGGTGATCCGGCATCTTGACTGGCAGGAATAGACTGCTATAAATTACTGTGAATTGCTATAAATTAGTGAATTGAAGAAAGGAATAGAAAAAATGGAAGATTGGCAAAGACGTTTTATCGATGAATACAATGCGCTTAAGGATAAATATACAAAATTACATAAAATGGTTATCAAATACGAAGCTGGTACGCTCAATTTTGAGCCAAAATGCTCAATTGAAGTTTTAAAAAATCAAAAGTGCGCCATGGGTCAGTATTTATACTGGATGGAAGTTCGATCAGAAATCGAAGGAATCGAATTATAAAACTTAACCGTATGGAATCCCGTACGGTTTTAATATTGTCCAAACTGTACCGATGACATTAAAAGCTGTACTGTTCCGTCGCCGGACGTAAAGCGAGATTATCGAGTGGCGACGTAATCGCTGGAGGACAATTATGTCAGAAGAAATCAATGCAACTGTATCTACTGAATCAACTGAGACTGTCGACACTCAAGAAAATGTTGATACAGTGCAGGAAGAAAAGCACGAACGAACTTTCACTCGTGCCGAAATCGGTAAGATGCTATCTGCCGAGCGCTCTAAATGGGAAGCTGAGCAAGAAGCCAAAGAAAACGAAGCTAAAAAGCTTGCTAAGATGAACGCTGATGAAAAACAGAAGTATCAGTTAGACCAGCGTGAGCAAGAACTAGCTAACCGTGAAAAAGCTATTGCCCGTAAGGAATTGACCGCAGAAGCTAAATCAATGCTAAGTGAACGTGACTTACCTGTCGAGTTAGTGAATGTAGTTGATTTGACAAACGCAGAGACTGTATCAGCCTCTATTGGTGCTCTACAGAAATCATGGGAGCAAGCCGTACAGAAAGGCGTACAGGAGAAGTTGAAGGGGAAAGCCCCTATCAATCACGCGCCAACAGTCAACGATGAGTTGACAGTTGAAGAATTTAGAGCCATGGGATATAAGAGCCGTAACGAACTCTTCCTAAAGAACCCAGAGCTTTATAAGAAATTGAAAGGATAATAGAAAATGACAGCAGGACAAACTAAATTAGCCACTATGGTTAATCCAGAAGTAATGGCGGATATGGTAGCCGCTAAATTACCTAAATTGATTAAATTCACACCACTAGCGTATGTAGAAACAGAGCTTGAAGGCCAACCAGGTAGCACTTTAACAGTGCCAGCATGGGAGTATGCAGGAGACGCTACTGAAATTGAAGAAGGCCAAGCAATTACGCCAGACCAATTGACTACTAAAAAGACTACAATGACCATCAAAAAAGCAGGTAAGGGTTATGAAATTACCGATGAGTCTCTTTTGTCAGGTCTAGGAGACCCAGTAGGTCAAGCTACTTATCAGCTAGGTTTGGCAATCGCTAACAAGATTGATAACGACCTTGTAGCAGTAGCGAAAACAGCGAAACAATACGTAGATGATGCCCCTACTACACTTGACGCGCTTGATAAAGCTCTTGACGTTTTTGAAGATGAAGAAGATGCTCAGTATGTAGCTATCATCAATCCAAAAGACGCAACTAAGTTGAAAACAAACGTAGCGAAAGAATGGGTCAAAGGCTCAGACATTGGCGCAGACGTTGTTATCTCAGGTACTTTTGGTGAAGCGGGCGGAGTACAAATCGTACGCTCTAAAAAAGTTGATGAAGGTAAAGGATTCCTTGTTAAAGTGTCACCAAGTCAAACTCAGACAGACGACGCTAATAAGTATGGAGCTTTTGTAATCTTGCTTAAACGCGACGTGGCTATCGAAACAGACCGCGATATCTTGAAGAAGACTACCGTGATCACAGGAGATGAACACTATGGCGTTTACCTTTACGACCCAACACGAGTTGTAAAATTCGGTGGAGCGTAAGAAAGAGGTGACGATATGAGCTTATTGCTACGACGTCATTATATTCAAGAAGAGCAGGTTGACCAGTATTCTGATTTAGAGAATAAAACTCTAGAAGAGTTGAAAGCTCTAGCAAGAGAAGCTGGTGTAGCAGGCGCTTATAAGTTGACAAAAGCCGAAGCCATTGAAGTTTTGGAGGAACTAAAGAGTGAAAGTTAAAGTCAAGCAAGATTTTTACGATTGGGAAGCCAACGTAAAACGACTTGCGGGCGAAGAGCTTGACCTTGCTGATACACGATATGCCGAGCTTGTAGAGAATTTTGCAAGCAATGGCGTATCTGTATCAGATATTCTTGAGGAAGTAGGCGGTACTGAAAGCTATAATCCAGCAAGTTATAGCCCAGTCAGTACCGTACAAACCCCTCAAGTGTATGTATCGGGAGAGACTACGCCTTTAAGTCAAGAAGGAGTTTAAAATGTCTATAGAGTTGCTGAAGAAAGTAACAGGCGAAGATGATCCGCAACTTTTAGCCGTTTTAGAAGCGAGAGCTGAAAGTATCATTCTATCGGAAACTAATCGAACTTGCATGACGCCTATCCTTGAAGGACTAGCGCTTGAAGTAGCGTTAGAGCTTAATAACCGCCTAGGAAACGAGGGTGAGTATTCAAGGAAAGAAGGCGGGATTGAAGTTGTTTACGGAGCTGATAGTATCTCAAGTGGACTTTTGAAGCGTATCAGAGCTTACAGGCTAGCAAGGGTATCAGGCCATGTTTTTGAAGCGGAGTAGACTGAAACCTTATCCATTAAGACGGTTTGAAAAGACCGTTACGGATGAAGGGCACGTAAAAGAAGGATACGCCAAGGAAGTTGAAAGCACGCGCCTTGAGTTATGGCCCGCTAAAAGCAATCTACAATCAGAGCTTTACGGAGAGCGTGTCAATGATATCTTAAACGCAAATGCGGATAGAGACGACACAATCAGAGTTAAAGACGGGGTATGTATTGACAGCAAGACAGAAGTAACTCACAAGGTTATCTCTAAGAAAGTTTATACATATCATCAAGTATTGGAGTTGGAACGTGTCAGAGCTACTAGGGGCAGATAGACTTATAGCTAAGTTCAGAAAGCTATCAGGTGTTACGCAACGAGACATCGTTTCAAAAGCGGTTCATCATGCAGCTAAAACCATTGTCCAAGCGGACGCTAAAAGACTCGCACCAGGTAACAATGGAGAACTTAGAAATAGTATTAAGACTAGGGTCAAAATGGACGGAGATAAGGCTATAGCAGAGGTTTACACCAATCTGCACTACGCTCCTTACGTTGAGTTTGGAACAGGACCAAAAGGACAAGCTAGCCATTCGGGTATCTCCCCAGAGGTTAGTGTGTCTTACAGGTCTAGTCCTTGGTATGTGCATGAAGACCAAATCGATGTAGGACCTTACAATTTTCAAAAAATTGGGGAGTTCTACAAGATGTATGGTCAACCTGCCCAGCCTTATCTTTATCCAGCTTTGAGAGACAATCAAGAGCGTGTGTCTAAGAATATTTCGAATTATGTCCGTAGAAAGATAAGAGAACAATTATAATGATCAATATCAAGCCTGTTATTTATAAAGAATTGCAAAAGGTCGCAGATAATGTGACTGATACTTATCCTAGCAATTGGGAGAATTTCCCAGTCGTTATTTTTTTGGAAGAACAAAACAAGCCGGGTGAATGGTTCGACGACCAGGAACAAAAATCATCTATCCGCTACAAGGTGGATATCTTTGATGATACCAGCACTAGTGAGTTAGCTGTTAAAATCAATCAGATTTTTGAGTCTTTAGGTTTGCGAAGAACCGACTGCCAAGACGTACCAGACCCGTCACATTTGAGACATAAGGTCATGCGTTTTGAAGGTGTTGTTGATTTAGACTCAAAGCTTGTTTTTCAATTTAGAATGGAGAATTAAACATGTTAGCAAATGGAATTACGTTAGCTTATGGTACAGCTAAAGGAACTTACACAAAACTTGCAGGGCTTAAGGAAGTACCTGAATTCGGTATTGAACCTGAAAAGGTTGAGAATACAACCTTGGAAGATAAGGTTAAAAAATATGAATTTGGTATTGGCGATGCTGGAGAACTTGAATACAAATTTGCTTATAAGAACGACGGAGCAAGCGCTCCTTATCGTATTTTGCGTAACGCAGCAGACAACAAGACAAAACTTTTCTTTGAGCAAACTTACCCAGACAACACTAAAGTTCATTTTGAAGGTCAAGTATCTGTCAAACTTGGTGGTGGCGGTGTCAATGCCGTTATCGAGTTCACCCTTAAAATTGCGTTGCAGTCAGAGTTGGAATTTGTAGACGGAATTGGAGGTTAATTAAATGGCGTTACCTTACTCAATTTGGAAGATTAGCGATGAGAAAGAGTTGAAACTACGACTTTCATCTCATCAAGCAGCAAAAGTTGAAGAAAAAATCGGTATGAACTTATTGAAAATCTTCATGCCTGAGGCTGGGGAAGAGTTTCCACTGCCTCCTTTAAAAGTTGTATTGCTTTTGATTCATGGAGCTTTGCAGAAGTATGAGAATGGCTATTCTCTTGAGGATGTCTATGATCTATACGATGAATACGTGGATAACGGTGGAGACCAAACAACCTTCATGTCAGAGGTTTTAATGCCACTCTTTGAAGTATCGGGTTTTACTCCACGAGGAAGCAAGGACAAGAAAACTTCCAAGAAGAAAATGACAGTAGTCGAGTAATCTTAACAGTAACGCAGATTATTGAGAGGCTTTACCCTATGTTTTTGGACATCGGGGGTAAGCCTCTTGATTTTTGGGATTTGACGGTGCTTGAAATCAGGGAAATGATAGAAAGCTACAACCGTGTTAAAACCCAAGAGCGTAAAGAAAAGATTATTGACTCATACAGACTGTCTCAGATGATTTCCAATCACGTTTCTTTATTGTTATCCAAAGATGCCAAGGTCTTTGAGTTCTGGGAGTATGCGCCCGAGTTGTTTGTAGAAGAACAACAAGCGGTAGAACAGGAACGACAGAGACAAGCGTTTTTGTTGCATAAGGAACGGATGCGTGAATTTGCAGAAAGACATAATCGAAAAAGGAAGGAGGGATTAAATGGCAACTCTTGATGAACTAAAAGTCATGATTGACGCTGAGATAGCGCCTTTCAGGAAGAAGATGAAAGAAGTCGAGAATCAGGTCAAAGGAACATCTGACCAAGTGAAAAATGCCACTGCCAAAGTTCGTGAACAGTCGAACTCTATCGGTAGTGCGTTTGGCAAGCTAGCCAAGTTCGCTGGATTTGCAATCCTTGGTAAGAAAATGCTTGATGTTGGAATGTATTCAGCGCAGACTGCTCTTGAAGTGTCAGCGTCTATGAACCAAATCAAGCGACAGATGGGCGAGAGTTCGCAATCTTTCTTAAAATGGGTTAACGATAACGCCAACGCTATGAATATGGGTGTGGGTGAGGCTACTAACTACGGTGCAGTCTACTCAAACCTATTTTCTGGATTTATTAAAGACACTAACAAGCTAAGTGCTTATACCGCTAAGATGTTGCAAACTTCAGCAGTTATTGCCGAAGGTTCAGGGCGTAGCATTACAGACGTTATGGAGCGTATTCGCTCAGGTTTGCTAGGGAACACCGAAGCAATTGAGGACCTAGGAATCAACGTCAATGTGGCTATGATTGAGTCCACTGAAGCCTTTAAGAAGTTCGCAAACGGACAGAGCTGGCAACAGTTGGACTATCAAACCCAGCAACAAATCCGCCTTATGGCTATTTTGGAACAGGCTACTGCCAAGTATGGAGATACCTTATCCAATTCAGTTAACGGTAGTATCAGCCTATTTAAGTCGCTGATGAAAGATAGTGCATTGAATCTGGGTAATGCTATGTTACCGATTATCAATGCGATCATGCCTGTCTTGAACTCTTTTGCTATGGTATTGAAGAACGTTACGGCCAAACTTGCAGAGTTTATCGCTTTAATGTTCAATAAGAAAGCAACAGTTAAAGACGGAGTTGGTGGAGCAGTTGGAGACATGGGTAATGCCATGAAAGATGCTGCAGGCGGAGCAGGAGACCTTGCTGATGCAGTGGACGACGCTGGAGATTCAGCAGGAGGACTTGCTGATAACCTTGGAGACTCAGCCAAAAACGCTAAGAAGGCCGCTAAAGAATTGCTTGGTCTACTGGGATTTGATGAGATTAACATCTTGCAAAAACCAAAAGACGATGATGCAGGCGGTTCTGGAGGCGGTGGAGGCGGTGGCGGAGGCAAAGGTGGTAAAGGAAAGGGAGGCGGTGGCGGACCTTTCAAAGACATTTTGCCAGAAGTCGAGTTGACCGACATGGACAACAAATTCAAGAGCATTTTTGATGGTCTTGGAGATAAGCTGAAAGGGTTGTTTGACCTCTTCAAAAAAGGTTTTGATGCAGCATTTAGACCAGAAGGTTTAGAGCGTATCAAAGCTGCTTTAGAACGAATCAAGAAAACTCTTGAAGAAATCGCTACTGATCCAAGAGTTGTGAATGCATTCAACCGCATGACCGAAAAAATCGCTTATGCTTTGGGACAAATCGCTGGTTCGTTAGCGACTATTGGAGTCGCTATCGGTGTACTTCTTACTGAAAGTATCGCTAACGGTCTCGAAAGGCAGAAAGAACGTATTATCAGGGCGCTAGTTGCTTTATTTGATAATATTGGTAACATTGCAGAGGCAGTAGGGAATATCGCTCAGGCTTTTTCTAGTGCTTTTTACGACGTCATTACTTCAACTGGTGCGGTTCGTATCGGTAGCGCTATTGTGTCAACTCTATTAAGCTTGACATCTACCATTGTTGAAGTTGGTAGTAAATTAGCAGGAAGTTTGTTTAAAGGATTTGAAAAAGTTGTTGTGACAAGCGCTCCTAAAATTTCATCGATGCTTCAAAGTCTTTTGGACATTGTAGCTCCAATATTTGAAACTATTGAGAGTGTTGTTGATAAGTTTGGCGATGGATTGAGTAGTGTCTACGATGAACATGTAGCCCCTGCTATTGACTCTATTGCTAATGCTTTTAACGGACTAATCGACATTATTCAAATTCTTTGGGAAGGAAGTTGGAAGCCTTTTGCAGAGTTCTTGTCTAATACGTTCGGCATCAGTATTGAAACTGTCGCTGATTTACTAGGCGGTATCATACTAGAGGCGTTGAAGCTATTAGCTGATACAATCAAGCTAGTGGCTGATGGTTTTACTGCTTTTTCAGATTGGTGTAAGGAAAATAAAGAGATTATCTCTACGGTCGCTAATGTGATTGGTACGCTTGCAACCGTGTGGCAAGGAATTAAGTTCTTGTCTTGGGCTGAACAAGCTGGAGGACTTGCAGGAGCATTCGAATTATTGAGTGGCAAGGTTTCCTTTATTGTTAGTGGAATTAAAGATCTTGGACTAGCTTTGAAAGCTTTGACATTTGATAAATTGGTCAGCTTCGGAGAAACCATCTATTTGAATGCGTTATATGCAAAAGACTTTGTGGTCAATTCTGGGAAATTGATTGTAGAGCTAGGAAAAACTGCTCTAGAACTTGGTAAATCAGCACTGGCGTGGGGTGTTCATGCAGCTCAAATGGGACTTGCAGCAGCGGCAGAAATTGCTCAATCAGTTGCAGCAGGAGTTGCAGCAGCCGCAACATGGGCACTGAATGGAGCCATTGCGGTATTGACCAGTCCGATAACTTTAGTTATTGCAGCAATCGCAGCCTTAATCGCTATAGGTGTCTTGCTCTACCAAAACTGGGATACTGTTGTCGAGTTTGCTAAAACTGCATGGCAAGGACTCTGTGATTTTATCAGTGGCATTTGTCAATCAATCGGTGAATTTTTCAGCGGTCTATGGACGAAACTACAAGAAATCTTTGAGCCGATAGGTCAATGGTTTAGCGAGAAGTTCCAGCAAGCGTGGGATGCCATTGTGAACATATTTTCTGGTATCGGAGAGTGGTTCTCTGGTGTATTCCAAGGCGCATGGGACGCTATCGTTAATATCTTCACACCAATCGGCTCATGGTTTGGACAACGTTGGGCGGATGTTACTAGTGCTTTGGCTAATATCGGGGCATGGTTTACGGACATGTTCCAAAAAGCATGGACTGGTCTAACAAACATCTTTAGCAAACTAGGTTCATGGTTTGGTGAGAGATGGGCAGATGTGACTAATGCATTATCCAGCGTTTCAAACTGGTTTGGTGAGATGTTCACTAATGCATACAACGCAGTAAAAGATGCTTTCAGCTCTATCGGTGACTTCTTTAGTGGCGTTTGGGAAACTGTAAAAGGTATCTTCGTAAACGCTGGTCAAATGGTCGGTGAGGCAGTAGGTGGAGCATTTAAGAGTGCTGTTAATGCGGTTCTTGGAACGATTGAAAATGTAGTCAATGGCTTCATCGGAATGATTAACGGTGTTTTAGATGTTGTCAGAAACTTACCTGGTCTAGGATGGGTCGGTAGTGTAAGTACAGTCAGTCTCCCTCGTCTTGCCCGTGGTGGTATCGTTGATAGTCCAACGATCGCCATGATTGGTGAAGCAGGTAAAGAAGCGGTTGTACCACTTGAAAACACAGGATTTATCCAAACGCTAGGACGAGTTGTCAGCAGTGCGGTAGTAAATGCCATGGCTGGTGTTGGTCCGCAAGGTGGATTTTCTGGCGATGGCGACATCGTTATTCAAATCGCTGGTCACGAGTTCGGACGGGTGGCAATCCAAGAAATCAACAAGGAACACGAACGAGCAGGTCAAACCTTGCTCAAGATTTAGGAGGTTAAATGGCACAATTGACAATCAATGGGGTGGCTGTGAAGCCTCCCAAATCTTTTCAGGTCGGTATTCAGGATATCGATGGAGAAACAGGGCGTAATGCCAATGGCGACATGGTGCGAGACCGTATCACGACTAAGCGCAAACTAGACTGTGAATGGGGTATGATGACTCAGGAAGAAATAAGTCAGCTTTTAAATGCAGTTTCATCTAAATTTTTTGAGGTATCTTATCCAGACCCCATGGATGGCCAAGTCACAAAGACTTTCTATGTCGGTGACAGGACAGCTCCTAGCTATACCTTTACTGAAAAGTTTAAACCTTGGTCTGGCGCTAAATTTAATCTGGTAGAGAGGTAAGAAAATGGACGCTTTAACCAGACGGCAATTTGACAGAGCCATGTTTGCCAAGGAAAGAACATTATCTATCCGTGTTGGAGATTATGCTTCACGGGATATCAAAGAGGCTAGTTTTGAGTATGGCTATATCAAAGGTGATACGTACAAGCCCGGTGGAACGTGTGCTGGTAGCGGTAAGATTACCTTTACCAGCATCATAACCACATTCAATAAACTGGATGTCCTACACCCTGAGATTGGTCTACTGGTTGGGAATACCTACCAGTGGGTTAAGATGGGGGAATATTTCATCAATGACATCGAGATTGACCGAAACCGCAACACAACCACGCTGGAACTCATGGACGGTATGTTTAAGCTTAATCGTGAGTATGTGACGGACTTGCATTTCCCAGCTGAAGTACGAGAGGTTATTCAGGAAATCTGCCTGAAAACAGGCATTGAGTTAGCGAATGACTATTTCGGAATCAGTGCTATGCGTTATCATATTGAGCAAGTTCCTGAGGGCAAGAAACTTTCCTTTAGGGATATGCTGAGCGCTATGACTCAGATGATTGGGATGTCTTGTTTTTTTAACCGAGAAGGGAAGATGGAAATCCGTGATTTGACTGAGTCAAATATCACGATCAACGCAGATAGTTACTTTCTGCATGGTTTAACCAAGAGTGAGATTGAGTATCAGATAGCTGGTATCACTTGTAAGACAGATAAGAAGTCTCTGACGGTCGGTATGAAGACGGGTCGGTCTTTGGAACTGGACAATGTCTTTATGACCCAGAGCGCTTTGAATGACCTGTATTACAAACTGAAAAACCTGACTTACTACCCGTATAATCTCAACTACCAAGGGCATTTACTGCTTGAGGTAGGGCAGTGGGTAACCATTCAGACCAATAAGAAAGAAACATTTAAAGTTCCTGTGTTAAGTCAGAGCTTTACTTTTAAAGGTGGTCTGAGAGGTCGCATCAGCGCAGATAGTAAAGCTGGAAACGATACTCAGTATTCTTACGAGGGTACGATTACCAAGCAGATTAAGCAACAAGATGGCATTGAAGCCAAAATCCAAGCGCAGATAGAAGCAGCAGATGCAGCCTTTGAAGCAGAATTTGAGAAACGTAAAAAAGCGATTGATGACGCAATCGAAAAATACAAAGCAAATGCTGAAGAATTTGGCGCTAAAATCCATGAGGAAATGGAGAAAGAGCGTCCTGAATTCGTGAAGCGAATCCGTGAGGAACTGATGAGTGGTGCGGACTCAATTGCTGAATTAAGCAAGAAACTGGAGCAGGTCAGCGAGACCGCAAGGGTTAATGCAAGCCTGATAGGTGGAGACGGGAATACTCAGTACAACAAGAACCGCCTCAACGGTGGCACGGCCAAGAAAATCAGTTACGGAACGGATTTCGTAGAGGTCGGACACAATGGAGAGGGCTTTGAACTTGGAAAAAGCTATGTAATCAGTTGGTCAGCTACTTGCACGCCTTACGGTAAGACAGATGTGACTGTGGTAGTCAATAAGACACCTTTCTATGGTGGCCACGTTCATCTTGCGCCTGCTAATTCGGTTATGCCAGCGATTGATAAAGACTTGACTCAGAAAGAGGAGCAGGTCTTGGCGGTCTACTACGGTGACTATCGTCTGACCTTCTCAGGCGACTGGTATCAGAATGTAGAGCAGTCTATGACCATTGACAATCAGACAAGACGGATTGAACTATCG